AGAAGGAACAAAAGGCGCAGAACGCAGAAGAAAACAAATGGCTGCGGCGCACCACCTTTGGAGCCGCACTTGTCGCAATCGTAATGCTGTTTATCAACGGAGCCATCTTCCTTGTTTCCACCACTCCATTGATGCAGGCAATTCTCAATCTCAATAAGCCGTGATGACATGCCGCGCAAAAAACCACCCAAGACAGGTCGCAAGCACGGCGCACAGCCAGGCAATAAGAACGCCCTGCGACATGGCTTTTATTCAAAAGATTGGAGTGCAGATCAAAAGAACAGGCTCGACAAGCAGGAGTCCATCGACGTTCTCGCAGAAATCGCATTACTCCGCGTGTGCATCGACAACCTGCAAAAAGAACTCGACTTCACAGAGATTAGCATCACCGACAAAGACAAAAACACTATACGCGACGACCACTATCTCAGGCAATTAAATACACTCGGCATTATGACTCAATCCTTATCCACCCTCACGCGCACACACTATCTCATTCGCGGCAAGTCCGGCGACGTGAGCGACTCCATCCTAAGAGCACTCGAAGAGATACGATTGGAGATGGGACTGTGACTCAGCTCCAAACCGTGACGCATCGAGAAGTCACAGCGATCGCGAAGTCACAGAGCGTAATGCAGTCGGCACTGTCGTGGCGCGAAATACGCGCCACTCTACTGGCAAGAGCAAAGAGCTAAAGGCTAAAAGCTAACCGCTATGTCAACCCTCATTCAGACCATCAAAACCATCGCCAAGACCTTCGAGCGTTTCACGGAACGCGGCGGAGCGATCAAGATGCGCCGCTATCAGTTAGAGCCAGCCAAAGCCGTACTTGATTCGGTGATGAACAAGCGCGGACTGACCATCGTTATTGTCATCTCACGGCAGGCAGGCAAGGACGAACTACTTGCAAACCTACTATGCTATCTGCTCAACCTATACGCTCATCGTGAAATGGGGATCGTATCCGTCAACCCCACCTACAAACCGCAGACGATCAATGCCATCATGCGGCTTGAGTCCAGACTCAAAGCCAACCTGTTGACGCGCTCATTCTGGAAGGGACGCTCCGACTTCATGCGCATGATCGGCTCTTGTGTTGTTTCCTTCCTATCCGGCGACAAGCAAGCCAACGTGGTCGGTGCAGTCGCTTCGCTCCTGCTGTTGGTCAACGAAGCACAGGACATCGACCCCGCCGTGTACGATAAGAAATTCGCACCCATGACCGCCAGCACCAACGCCACCAGAGTCATTGTCGGGACCGAATGGACCAGCGGGACACTGCTAGCCAGGGAGCACGACCACGCGCTCGAAGAGCAAAAGAAGGACCACATCCGCCGCGTGTTCGTTTACACATCCGATGACGTGCGGAAGATCATCCCCGATTACGGAACGTTCGTGGACGCAGAGATCAAGAAACTTGGACGCCAGCATCCACTCGTCAAGACACAATACTTTTGTGAACGCATCGACGCCATCGCAGGGATGTTCAATGCCCGCCGCCTTGCCCTGATGCAGGGCGACCAGTCCGCGCAGGATGCGCCACAGGCTGGACACATTTACTCATTCCTTATAGACGTGGCGGGCATGGACGAAGCCATGCTCGAACTCGCAGGCATGGGCAACCCGGGCAGGGACAAGACCACACTCTCCATCGTGGACATCGACCTGTCCAGTCTGGAAATTCTCCAAGCCCCGACCTATCGTGTCGTGAAGCGCATCGACTGGCACGGCACAAACCACGTCGATGTATTCGGCGCACTCTCCGCACTCACGGACAACTGGAACCCGCTTTATCTGGTGATCGACGCCACCGGAGTCGGAGAGGGACTTTGGGCAATGTGCGCCAAGAAATACCCAAGCCGCACCATCCCGATCAAGTTCACGGCACAGACCAAGAGCGAGATTGGCTATGGATTTTTAGGCACCATCGACAGCGGCAGATTAAGAGACTGTGCCCAAACCGAAGAAGTCCGAACACAATACCAACGCTGTACAAGCGAGATCCTTATCGGACCCGCCAAAACGATGAGATGGGGCGTGAAGGACGGCACACGCGGCGAAGATGGACAGCTTGTGCATGACGATTACATCCTTGCCGATTCACTCACCGCCCAACTCGACAAACTCGAATGGTTCATACCATCCGAGACAGCCATTATCGAACAAGCAGACGTACTCGAAGGGATGAACAATGCCTACTAAACGCCAACTCGAAGATCGAATCTCCATGCTCAACGACGCGCTCGAAGCATCGCTCGCGCTCAGCCCCGAACGCGATAACAACTTCTTCACAGGCGGACTCTCAGGACTCTACGAAGGACGCAACGCATGGGACCGCAAAAAGGTTTTTGCAGAATCCATGCGCGCATGGCGCGTCAATCCCATCGCGCGCCGCATCGTGAAGCTGATGACATCCTTTATCGTGGGCAAAGGGATCGTAATCAAGTCGGACAACACCGCAGTACAAGCCTTCCTCACCGAATGGTGGGACCATCCACTCAACAAGTTCAAACGCAATGTCAAACGCTGGAAGGATGAAGATACACGCACAGGCAATCTCTTCCCACTCTTCAGTGTGCAGGCGGACGGGATGGCCATCATCCGCATGGTGCCCGCCGAGAACATCGAAGATATCGAAACCATGGAAAAGGACGTAGAGCAGGAAACAGGCTATTTCAAGGACGAAACCAAAAACGAAAAGTGGGAGGCCTACGATAAGAACGCAGAGCAAAAAACATTCATGCTCCACTATGCCAGCAATCAGCCCGTAGGCTCCGCATGGGGTGAAGCAGACCTATCCCCACTGTTGGTCTGGATCGGACGATACAGTTCATGGCTGGAAAACAGGGTAAGACTCAATCAATTTCGCACCGCATTTATGTATGTGATAGAAGGTAATTACGCAACCGAAACCGACCGCTCGATCCGTGAAAAGAACCTAAATGCAAACCCACCTAAACCAGGAACCACACTGGTTACAAACAGAAACAATGGCGAAAAATGGGGCATCCTTGCCGCAAACCTTGACTCCTTCGACGCCTCCGTGGACGGATTGACGATCAAGAAGATGATCTCCGCAGGCGTAGGTTTTCCCCTGCATTATCTTGCAGAACCAGAGAGCAGCACCAGCACCACCGCCGAAGCCGCAGGCACGCCCACCTTCAGGACTCTCGAAGAAGCACAAAACGATTTCTTCGAGATGATCATCGACATGGCAAAGGTCGCCGTCGAAGTCAAAGGCAAATTCTCGGACAGCAAATTCCCCGACGCCAGGATATGGCTCGAAGGACCGGACATCACCGAACGCGATAACGCCACGCTTGCCCTTGCATTGGGCAGGTCATATCCGCATCTTGCAGACATGTTCGACCGCGACGCCATCGAGCCAAAAGAGTTCATGCGCCTGGCTTACAAGTTCTTCGCCGAAGTATGGGATGAGAGCAAGACTCCCAAGATCAAGAAGAAACCACTCGTCAAACCTGAAGCATCGCCGAGTCCGGCGATTGAAGATCCAAAGACCGACCCGGACGATCCGAAGGAGGAAGAATAATGCCAGGCAAACCGACACGCAAAAGACTCGTCAACATAGGACACAGCGGAGAGAACAAATTCCGCTTTGTCAGTTCCAACATCCTTGCACTCGAGAAGCAGGAAAGCAAGACCGTATGGGCATCCTGCCAAAAGAAGCAGGAAACAAGCGGACCTAAATACATGGTCACTAATCCAGGGACATCGTTCGCACTCGTGCAGGCAGTAGAAACAAAATTTGTTGTTTTCAATTCACCCTGCATCGACAAGAAATTGGCTTTGAAAAGCTAAGACACGCCAATGAATATGAAATGGATTTCCCACTCACAAAATCCCTGCCCATCCTGTATCGCGCTCGATGACCAGGTACACACCGAAGCAGATTGGGAAGAGTTCGGCATAAAGCCAGCAGACCACGCCCTCTACTGTCAGGAACATTGCACTTGTTCGATGGAAGAAACTGACGAAGAAGAACAAGGCGAATTTGCCAATGTTCCATTA